GTTTCCTCCAGGACACTTGGGACACATGCCTCCTTTCACCTACAATGCCCGGTACTTTCTTGTCACTTACGCCCAGTGCGGCGACCTTGATCCATGGGCCGTTAACGACCATTTTGCATCTCTTGGAGCAGAGTGCATCGTTGCAAGAGAGAGTCACGCTGATGAGGGTACTCATCTCCATGCTTTCGTCGATTTCGGCCGCAAGTTCCGATCCCGCAACGCACGGAAGTTTGATGTGGACGGCCGCCACGCGAACATTGCACCATCTAAAGGAAAGCCAGAAGGTGGTTACGACTACGCGATCAAGGATGGAGACGTTGTTGCAGGAGGGCTCGCACGGCCAAGCGTCAATGGAGCTGTGTCGAATGGCGATAAGTGGAGCGAGATCGTCGGAGCTGAGAGTGAGCAACTATTTTGGGAAGCTGTTGAGCGACTGGATCCAAAAGCACTTTGTACCAACTACGGAAACCTCCGAAAATTCGCCGATTGGAGGTACAGGGTCGAGCCTGAGAGGTACGAGCATCCCGCCGGGCTCAATTTTGAGCTTGGAATGGTACCTGACCTGGCTGCATGGGGAGGATTCGGTTCTGGTGATGATACCGTAGGAGGTGAGTGGGTCTTGCACCCTGCGCTCCGCTCCGGGGCGCCAGGGAGGTAGGCCGTACACATGATTTGGGCGGAGCGTTAGGCGACGGCGTCGTACGAGCGCCGCGCTGTGGCTAGTGTTATGTTGCTAACTTCTTTAGGCAGGGTCCGATCTTTGTGTCTGTATGGACCAACCAAAGTGGGTAAGACCACTTGGGCCCGAAGTCTAGGCAACCACGTCTACTTCATGGGGCTGATGTCCGGTGAAGTAGCGTTGCGCGATATGCCAGACGCGGAATATGCCGTATTCGATGATATGAGGGGTGGAATTAAGTTTTTTCAGGCATGGAAGGAGTGGTTTGGAGCTCAGTTAGTGGTCACGGTGAAGAAACTCTACAGGGATCCTGTGCAGGTCAAATGGGGTAAGCCTTGCATTTGGTTATGCAATGAGGACCCTCGAACATCACTTGAGCCAGCTGAGATTGATTGGATTGAGGGGAATTGTGACTTCATTGATGTACATAGCTCCATTATTTCTCATGCCAATACATAGTGGAGGTAAACCTTATCTTTAGGCGATCAGCGGTGGACCCACTGCTGCCTTGCGAGAACAAATCAAAGATGTGGTAGTCTCCCATACCCCGCTTATCCTGAACTGAAAAGTTGCGAGTGGTCTCCCCGGCACCGTTTTCGTCGTCATCGTAGTAGAGATTCCTATTCATTGGGTGCCACAATTTCGTCTCCTTGAGTATGCCTTGCTGGTTGCCTGACTTGTAGATCCATGTCTTGTCAAACTTGAGATCCACACGGGTAGTGTCAACGGGGGCTGTAATGTAATCATCCCAATCAACGCCCTGAGCACCCTTGAACAAAAGACCAAGCCAATTAGTGGTGGTGTTGGTCATGGTGTCGGTGAGAACGTTCGACGCTAAACGCTGCCACCCGTTTGAAGTTTCGATAGAGCCGGAGGCTGCGTATCCTCGATCCACACCGGTCGTATCGGAGGAGGAGAGGAGGAGGAGACGAGGGTCGCGAGAACAAATGCAGACTCGTCTGTGGAACCAGGGGTTACCGCTGCTAGTCTCCACACGAATGTTTTCGAGGAAGCCACGCATAAAGCAAACGGTGGCAGTGCGGGACGGGGTTGCGACAATTGAATTGGGATTGGTGACATTGTCATCGAGATCCATGGCGGTGGGGCGGAAATGGACTAGTCCGATAGTGTCACCCGATGGGGAGCCGGCGATGGTGAGGGGGTTTTGGGCGACAGTAGCCAAAGCACCAGAAGAAGTGCTGTTAGAGAACGTGAGCATTCCATTACGTTTCTTTCGGCTGGACTTGTTGAGGATGGATTTGGTGCTCATGGTTCGTTTGCGATAGGTCCTCTTCTTGTAACGTCGCGTTTTCGCGGTGTAAGGCGAGCGCCGACCGGAACGCTTTGTTGTTTTTTTTGCCCTGTACGAACCATACCGTCGTCGGGCGTACGCCATGTTCGGCTTTAGGGGAGTTAGGCGGAGTTAAGGCGGAGTTTGCGGGGTTATCGGACATGATTTGAAATCGAGAGGGGGGTCGGGGGGTCTATAAGTACACGGGCTGTGCCCTGTGTCCTGGAGTATAATATTA